GATAAACATAACCATTATCTTGGTTATACACATAATAATTTTCTGTATTTTTATCTGTTGAGGACCATGGTTTATATGATCTTTTCTTTATCCACTTTACATTTGGAGCAACCCCAATAGCATTATCCTTTCCTATTTTTACTGAAAAATCAGAATCTTTCCATATATCAATTTCAGATTTAGGAGAATTTGCTTTTGTTTCTGTAGAATTAGTGCCAACAAATAAAAATAATTGATTTTCTTTTCCAATTTGGTTTATAAAGTTTTTAACATTTTCTGTTTTCGTACTCATGATTTTGTCTTTTTAATATTTATTAACAAGTTCCGCATGTCATTCCTGCATTTGGATTTACGATATTTATTGGATCATAGCACAATCTAAACATGTGGTTTATTATTACATCTTTAAAGTTATTTCCTATTGGTTCGTTTGTATTCCAATTTGGAAAAACATATGTTGGAGCATTGTATGCACCAAACCCAGAGCAACCAGTGCATCTATGTAACCCATAATATGAAACATCCCCAGATACCCCCAAAACGCTATTTGTGTAGTCGTATATAAACTGGTATGGAGCATAATTCTTTAGGAATGTATTTTGACAAGTATCTTCACTGCTATAGTCTTCAGATGGTCCTATATAATCTTCAAGTGTTTTTTCGTATATTACCTTTAGTCCAGCAGGATGTGCCATTACCTTATATGCATCTCTATATTTTTCAGACAACATTCCTACTTTTAGCAAATATGAATAGTCTTGATAAAAATTTCCATCCTGAATTCTTGAGTAGTTTAAATAACTACCACTGAGTGTATTAATTTCATCGTAATTTCCAGTAGCACCAGAAAACACAAAATTTTCATCATAAAATTTTCCACCATTAAGTCGTAGCAGAAACTTTTTTGGATATTCTATTGCTATATTCTCTTCTGGTACATCATATAGTGTTCTGAAAAAATATCTAATTCCATCAACTGTACTTTTTTTCTGATAAAAGTTTTTTCTAATATTTTTGACAAAATTTTTAATATTATCTAATTCTATTTGGTTGTTTGAGTTTTCAATCAATCCAGTTGCATATATTTCCGACAATCTTCTAGCGAATTCATTTTTTGTTTTATCTATATCAATTAGATCTAGTAATTTATTTCCCAACTGATAACCAGCACCATCAGTTGTATCACAATACAACCAATCATAATATTTTTGAAGAAAATCAAATATAGTAGTTGATTGGAGTCCTTGAGATTGTAACTTTTCCTTTTCAAATACAACCCATAATGGTATTTGATTTGTTATATCTTTTTGTGTTTGGCATGATCCAAAAAATACATCATCCAGAGACTGTAGCGTATTAAACAAAGTAGATAACTTGTATCCAACTTTAGTTGTTTGCTGCTCTACTGTGTATTGTCCTGATATTGCTGGTATCATGTTAGTAAGTTGTTATATTTTTGATGTTGAATGTAACTAGATTATTCAACCCTATTCTTATTGTTTTTGATTTAAATGGTATTACAAATGTAGCACTATTTGTCATAATTTTTGATTTTACACTAACAACTCCTTTTGTTATGTTTGCTGTTCCTGCAATAACATTTGTAAGAATTGGAGTGTTGTTTGAATTTCTAAATACTAATTTTTTATCTGTCTGTCCAGCAGTTGAATTATCGATGTGATATTTAATCAAGTCACTAGTAAGTGGACTGGAGAAAGGTAAACTTATTGGATATATTGTATTTTCTGGTATTGCTAATTCATTCTCTAGATTAAAAGTATAATCTGTGTTATTTGCAGATATTGTTTGTTCTACATATAACGAAAAATCGTCAACAGACATTGTTAACTCTGGATAGACAGACAACACATAATTGATAAAATCACTAGAACTAAAATATAAATTATATTCTCTATCTTTTGCGTATCTTTCATTGAATATTGAAACAATCTCATTTATTCTTGTTTGTCTATCTTGTGCTGACCTTGTAGAACCGTCAGCATACCCAAATGCCATATCCACATAAACATTCAAAGGTATTGAACTAACATATTCTGGAAGTATAGTAATCACGCTTTTACTTTTAATAAAATTCATCAAATCTGTTACTTGAGTTACTGGTTTTTGTGATGTAACGAATACTCTACCATATCTTCTCGGGACTAATTCTTCACCACCAAAAATATTAAATTCATTCTCGTTTCCAAAATATCCTGCTTCCAGCACTAACGCCTTATAATCATTAGCAGTAACTGCTCTTTCTTGCGCTGCAAACCACTTTGGTGCTAAAAATTTAATATGATCTATGTTTGGTTCATCTCTTCCAAATGAAGTGACGACTCCTGGAGTTGTAATAACAAAACCACCAACTGTAGAGTTAAACAATGAAATTCCATTTGCCCTTGATCCGTTTGTTTTTAAATATCTTACTTTTACAGATCTAACATCATTTGTTATATTCGCTCCTACAGAATTTACTAGACCAAATGATATTGCAAAACCAGCGTCAAGTCTTTCAATAAAATATACTTTTTGTTCAACTGTACTCGAATATCCAACATTGTCTATTTTTGACCATATTTCATCAATCGATGTTGTTGGATTATTCACCACGACTTCTACTGTGTCTAAATCAAAATCTTGATCCATTATTATAACTTTTTGTCGTTCTAGATCAATTTGATCAACTACTTCCAAGTTTACTACTTCATATGCTTGATATATTGTAAATTCATCTGTCTGTGAATCTATAACTGGAATGTCTTTTAGGTTATAAAAAATATACTGAATCCCATCTGCATTTTTTCCAGAAAATGCAGAATATCTTGGGATAACATTTCCACCAGCACCACCAACTCTAACATTTATTCGTGAGCATGTTTTTCCTTGAACAGTATATCCTAAAGGTTTTGTTAAAGATATTAAAGATTCTATTCGTTGTGCTGAATCTAAAAAACATTCAGACGCAATCATATTTGAATAGAAAGCATAATAATATGTGTTATATGCCAACAAATCCATCAGTGTGGACATCGCAGAACCTTCAAATTCATATCCAACAAAAATTGATTGCTTCTTCAAATAGTCAATTAAACTCTGCTTTATATCTAAAAATTCTATTTTTCCCAAAACTGTTGGTGGATTTTGAATGGATGACACTATCTTGTCCTTTCTAGAGAAACGGTAACTGTATCTGCTACCTGAGTTGATCGATATTTATAAATGATTATAACTATTATCGTATCTGGGGAAGACACACTTTGTTGCAATACAATTTCCTTAAGAATCACTCTAGGTTCAAAATTATTTATAGCATTTCCTATTAGATTTTTACATTTAAGAGTAACAATTTCATCCAAAAAATCAAATATAAACTCTCTGGGATTTCCGCCAAATAACCTATTGAATGGTTTTTCTCTTTTTATAGAAAGAACAATATTTTTAAGTGCCTGTTTAATTGCACTGCTATCCTTAATCAGATTTAAATCGTTATTAAATTGATTTTTGCTAACAAAAAAAGGTATATCAGAGTATGTTAAATTTTTCTTGAGCATAATAATATTTATTAAATTTGATCAGATACTTGCTGATTTGATATGGACTCCGGTAAAGAAATTTCGTTTATATCATAATCAACAGAATCTCTTGCTAAATCTAATGTCATTATATAATTTCTCAATGAAGGGAATCTGTGTTGTATTCCCGTAACTAACCATTTTCCTGATATTGCTTTAAATTTATTTTTTAAATCTGGAACATTCTCAACAAATACTTCAATAGGATATCCAATTTTTACCTTGTCGTTGTTTCCTACTGTAATTTTCATCTTTTGTGCATTCATAAGACCAATTTGTGCTTGTCTCAAAAGTGGAACTTTATAATCTGTTTCCCAGAATGTTGCATATGTTCTTGTATATGCCAAATAATCAGCAAACTTTGAACCTTGCTCTGGGCAGTTGCAACTACATGATGATTCTGGGTCTGACCATTCACATCCCAACCACTCAGCACCAAGATGTTCTTCTATTAGAGAACATTCAGATATTGTTTGGTGTAATCTATATAATTCCAAATATGTTGGTTCTGTTTCTGATGGGATTTTATCCAATGCTGGACAATCACAATATGGATCAAAAGTGCAACCACTGGCAGATCCGACAATTCCTTTTGGATTTATGCATTTGTATCCCATATCATTGCATGATCTCTGATTTCTAGCATAAACTGTAAATTGTAACGAAAAATTTCTGTCAAAAAATTCATGTTCTGAGTCAGTTGGGGGTGTCACTAATCCATATTCAGTTTCCCCACTCAAATCATACTTCCAAACATCTTCAGTAACTAGTCCTGGTCTGTATAGAATAGTGTTTCCTAGTAAATAATTCATTAATGAGTCATTGAAATATTGTTTTATTTCGCTTGGTATTTCAATATCACCAGAATATGGATTTACAAACGATGTTGGGTCTAAATCTTGAATATAATAAGTTAAATTGCTTTGATCTCCAAGCAATGTCAGTAAATCCGGATGATTTGACACAGAAATCCAATCAGCAAACTCAGATCCATACCAAGATTTCCAATATTGTGGATTTGGATTAAATATGCCTTTTCCTCCAAATAAATCTCTTGATTTAGATGACAGGGATTTTAACATATTTGCAAATCTAAAAGGAATAAACAGATTTCTTGGGACAAATATAGACCACCACGATCTATGTGGTTTCATTTTTTTATAACTGTTTGGAAGAATATAAGATGCTACTGCTGATGTTCTATATAAAGGATCATATTGTTTACCAGAACTCATTCCATAATCAAATAATGATTCCATCCAATCTTGTGATGGATTTTCGTAATTGAATGCTCCACCATGGTGGAAATCCATGTCTTTATTTCCACCATGCAAGTCTTCCATAGCATGGTCATATGAATAATATGGAAAAGATGTCTCGAAGATTGCTTCAGGCCATAGATCCATTCCATTATAGTCTGAACTTAAATATTTTGATTTTGATAAGAAATTTCCTGTGTCGTGACTCCACCAAGAATAGTAATTTCCTTTGTCAATTCCTGATAATTTTCTATTTTCTGGAATATCATCCTTTATCTTTTTAACGGCAACATCAAATCCATATGGATCTATTCCTATTACAGCAGCATTGTATTTTACAGATTGTCTTCCAAATGGACCAGGAGTTAAATGAACAATATATGGTAAGAAATATTCAGTTCCCGCGTCACGAACAAATCCATCGGGGAATTCTTTTATTCTATCTAGTCCTATAGGATTTATAAATTCAATTCTAAAATAAGATGTTATTTCTTCCTTTTTAACATTCGCTGGAACAGAAAAAGCAGTTATGCCATAAAAATTAAATGTTTGGGTGGAGTCAAATCCAGCACTTGACATAATTGAAATATCTGGTTGAGCAAATTGTGCTACTGTTTGTGCAATTCCAGTTGGATCTAAATTGATTATATTTTGATAATCCGCAGAAGGTATATGGAGAAGAGAAACTTCAACATGCTCATTGCCTTTATATTTTGGAGTATATTGTCCGGTAAATTGTCTAGTATTTTGTCCAAGAGTAAACTGCGGAGCATCTGTTGCGTCCGAATCTTCAACAGAATACCAAGAATGTGCTTCTCTTGATGTTACAAATTGTCCATTTTCAACTTGATTATATGTTTGATTGTAATATGGATGTGCTTGCGATTCTTGATCATTTGCAAAAAATATATTATGTGTCCATTCTCCTGCTGATGCTCCTGTTATTCCTTTTGATCTTGAAAGTAGTTCATATCTACTTCCTCTGATTTCTCTTCTAGTTATTGCCTTGATATTACTTAAACTTAAATTTCTTTTATCGACAAGACCTTTTTCTGTATTTGGATTATTGAATACAGATTCCCCAGGTCTTTTTGAAAAGAAAAATGCTTTTCTGTCAAAATATTCAACATAAGAATCTATCCATTTGGTTCTGAAATGATTCTGCACCATATCTCTTAAAGTTGTAAGTATTTTTTCTTCTACATTTAATAAATCTAACTCTGCAATACATGTTCTCGCTAAAACTTCAATTGCATTTGAACTTAAACATGTCGTGTTATAGCAATTTCCAGTTTGTAAACATTGTCTAGTTTTGTCTCTTATAGATGTATCAATTATTCCTGGAATTAGAGCAGGATCATCGCCATAATCAAAATACGACCAGTCGCTCATATTTGGAATAGATGACCAAAGATATGGAGCAGCATAAAGATATATTGGAGAGAATTGTGAGGAAGACGCCATTTTAGAATAACGAATATATCCTCGTATTACAGGATCATTTGAGCATTCTGTTGGGACTTCTATCTGAACAACATCTTTTAGTTCTGGCAATAAAGATGGACCAGTTGGACCAGTAGGACCAGTTGGACCAGTTGGACCAGTAGGACCAGTAGGACCAGTTGGACCAGTAGGACCAGTTGGACCTGGTGGACCCGGTGGACCTGGTGGACCTGGTGGACCTGGTGGACCTGGTGGACCTGGTGGACCACCACCACCACCACCGCCGCCACCGCCACCGCCACCGCCACCACCCGGACATCCATCTGGTGGTGTATCTGAACAGCATAGTTCGCAAAGTGCTATATCACTAAACCCACCACCAAAAAGACAGTCTTCGTATGGCAATTGTATACAATTGCCACTACCAATACAACCATAGCATATTTGACATCCTGCTTGCTCTTCAAAAGAACAATCACCTTCTCTAAAATTACATGGACTAGATGTATCAGCTTGACATTCCTCCAATGTAGCATATGTGCCATAACCAGGATTGAAAGCACATCTAGCACTTGAACCAAATCCTACACATTCATATGTAAGCGGTTGACCACCACCACCGCCATCATTTGTTGTTGGGCAGGCATCACAAGATGAAATACATTCACTAGCACTTGAATACTGCCCATTTGGATCATCAATACAACAATTAGCTAAATTTGTTCCTGTTAAATTACATGTATATCTTTGCTGTGGTGGACTATCCGGACAGGATGATTCACATTCTTCTCTACTGGAGTATCCCCAAGAACTTTGTGTACATGGACCCCAATTTCCATTAGAACATGCCCACTTATTAATAGGTGGTGGTGGGGGAGAAACGAAATAACAAGCATTAAAGCATGTACTAATTGAAGGGTATGAACCAGGTGTAGTACAACTAACAGCACGACACACGGGATTTAAAGGATCAGATCTATCACACGCATAACATCCATCTGGTAGACCCCCCCGTAAAGTTATATTGTTTCCATCGTTTGGATTTTGAAATGATTGTGAACGAGATTCTGGAACTGGATCAAATATTGCCTGACCAACACCTTTCCCAACAGGAATAGATTGTGCTGGAACCAAACCAAATTCATATTCCTGTATAGGCCACTCTAAAAGATTATCTCCGGGAATTTGATCACCAATATAACGATATCCTTGAACAAGATCTATTGGTCTTTGTGTTTGTGCGAATTTATCTTTAAGTGATGATAAAAAAATTGCATCTGCTTTTGTTTTATAAGAACCAGAACTTGATAAAAATCTATTAAGTTCTTGCTTTCTTGCTTGAATTCTTTGTATTAATATGGAATATTGCAACACTGCCCGATCAATTACTCCAGTCACATAAGATGTCATATCATCTTTAAGATTATAAAATTCTCCAATACTTTGATTATATGGATATTGTGATAAATCATATGAAAGAGTTAATCCGTTATTTAAAGTTATTCCAGAATTATAATTTAACTGATCACTAAAAGATCCAGCAGCAACAATTTTATATTCCTGATCTAGTTCTGCAAATACTCCAGTTGGACCAAATAATTGAGTAAATGTAATTCCGTCTTCTGGTCCTGGATTATTAAGCAATTCTATATCAGCGGTTGATCCTAGTGGTCCGTTTTCATGGCAACAAACTGAACATCTGTATGTTTCCCATTTTCTTTTAATATTCTTTTTTCTATTGTATTCTTCTCTTTTTTCTTTTAGTGTTTTTCTGATTTTTGTGTGTATTTTATGAAATTCTCTTACTTTTAGATTCGTCAAATCATATTGCGGTTGCCAAGCAATTTTACTCCATGGTCCAGATAGAGTTTTTCCTATATTGTCCCATGGTTGTGGGTATGGAGTGTTTAGATGATTCTGACTCATATATCCATACACTAAATCGTCAGTTTTTGATGCTTGTTTTATTTTTCCAATTTCATTGGTTATACCAAGATCAAAATTTTCTGATATTAACTTGCTTTCATTTACATGCTTCCATGTGTCATAGTCTTTTTGATAATCATAAATGACTTCTGAATATGTCAATCCATAGTTGGTGTCAACAAAATCAAGATATGGATTGCCATAATCTGGTTCAACACGCACATAATGAGAGAATAAAGATCCATTATCATACAACTCCGGAACGGTAAACTGCTTCTCTACTTGTATTTCATATATTCTATTTGGATTAAATGTTTTATATGTTACCAAGAACCCATCAACTGAGTCTGGTTGTTCTTTAAGTAATTTTTCTATACTTTCAAAATGCCATCCAGAACGATCATGCCAGAATTGAAAATTAACTGCATTCGGATTGTCTTTTGATACAGCATATGATGATATATAATTCATGAGTTGAATTAATTTCATCTGACCTCTTCTTTTCATCCAAGGCCAAGATAAGTTATCATACTTTAACCAAATTCCATTTTGTGTAGGTTCAATATATGATGGACTCAGTTCGAATTTTTCAAAAATTTCGTTAACTAATCCTTTTGGTTCTTCATTGTTTTCTGATTGATTTTGCGCAGAATCGACAGAAATAAATCCAACAAAGTCATCAAGATCTTCTAGATATGTTTTATTAAAATTTGTTTTAAATATATCTTCAGAGGTAAAGTCAATTTTCCAAACCGACGCTGGTTCTACTTTGGAATGTCTTATATCTATTTTTGCTTCATCAGTTACTTTTGTTATGTTAAAAACATTAAAAGTATACAACACACACTGCGATTCATCTGAATTTCCAACTAATGGTTCTTGGCATCCTATTGTTATTTTTTCAGTTCCATTGAGTCTAAACTCATCTCCCCAATTCAAATAGTCGCTAAGAATTAGACTTCCAAACATGAACGGGTTGAACAGTGATTCACTAAAACTCAAATTTATGAATGGATTTTGTGTAGAGTTTGACCAAGGAATTATATTGAATTCTTCAGAAGATTCACTCCCATTTGCATTTTTTACCGTTTTAGATATTGATAAAGATTGGAGTTTTGTTTCCAATATACTTTTAGATATCTGACCATCTGCTTCTGAAGGTATATTTTTATTTGCTACTTGATTATATAACTCATTATTCATATTAGAATCCAATTATAATTCTTTTTCCAATTTCATTACTTACTAATAAATTCTTTAAAGTATCTATTGTTTTTCCAAGATACTCTGGTTTAAGTATTTTTATTTTTTCTTTTACTTTATACTTATTTATCTCAAGATTAGTATATGTGTATTTTTGAATTCCACTTGGTAATGTCCCAGAGGTTGTCATATAACTATACATTAATGTTCTGGCAAAGTTTTCATTAGATGTTGTGTTTGATAAACTAACAAAAACTGAATCTGATTTGATTGTTTCTCTACTAAGTGTTCCACTTTCATATATCGAATATGGAGATATAACAACATTGTTTAAATTTTTAAAATAAATAGGTGAATCTTTCTTTTGTTCTATGTGTTTGATTTGAGTGACTTTTGTATTTTTAAGTGGATCAGCACTACTTGCAAATCTTAATATATCAATCGAACCAGTCTGATTGTTTTTTCTTCCAAATAATATAAAATCATTTGATGCAAATGAACCAGTTCCAGTTGACCCCCACACAAATCTAAATTGTGGATCAAATCCATATATGACCCTATATGTGTTTTGATCTATTGCTGTTGGTTCTCCACCCACACTTGCTGTAACCTTAACCATTACATCACCTGGAATAATTGCTGGAAGATTTGTAATATAGTAAGATTCACCACTGTGATTTTTATTAAGTAAAAAATCTAGTTTTTCATTACCACTGTACCATTCATCTTCGTTGAGAATATTATTCACTAGTAAAATTATCCAACTAAATGATTCATTTCCATATATTTTATGTGATATATCTTCTGGGGTTTCTCCGCTTTGGACATAATATTCATCAAACGCTTTGGACGAACTGTAATTATCTAAAAAGGAAACTCTAGTCAAAAGATCACATAGATCAACTGTTCTATTTCCAATATTATATTGTATCTTTTTATATCTGTTGAAAAGCATTTATCCTCCAAATGCACCTACTGCCGATCCAACGGAAGAAAGACCAGCAGCAGATCTGTTCAATATCGTAAATCCGCTACCAACTGGTCTAACTGCTGCTTCGATTTCTTGAAAATTTAAAGTTACTGTATATGCTAAAGGTGCACCGGAATCAAGGGCAGTCAGTGATGGAGCATCTATTGCAGTTCTATTTACAGCAACATTGGTCAAAACAGATGCCTGTGGTTGACTAACCCATCGTGGATCAACTCCAAGATTTCCAAGAGGACCAGCACCTATAAACCACATTGGTGGATGGAAGAACAGATCTATTCCAGCAATTCCACCTATATTTCCACCAACATATGATGGGAGTGAAAGTGCTTCAAATGCTTGAATTATATTTGAAGCAGCAGCAGAATCAGCAGAGTTTAGGCAGGGAAAATATAATTGAATTTGAAATGTTCTTTTAGAACCAGATTGTAGTATTGTTTCCGTAAAATCACTTTCAAGTAAGGAAGCAAGTGAACCAACTACTTTTCCCCCTCTTGCTGCTACCTGAGCACCAATTGCATTTAATCGACCTCCAATTCCAAAGTCAGTCAATTTTCGTTGTGCTTTTTGTTGTAATATTCCCAATCCTTTTGTGATTGCGGCAGTATCTGCACCCAGCAAAGATGGATTTTCCTCTTGCTTATAACGCATTGCAGTTTGTGTTGTGAACTTAGATGGAAAAGGAACAGCAATGTATGCTTTTACATTTCCAACCCCAGCAGAATTTTCCGAAACTAAACCCGCTCTTTGTAAAGAATTTGATCCATATTCAGTGCATGTAAACTTCAAATAAACAGGAATTTGTGCTCTTATTGGAGAAGCAGGAAATACAAGCGTTTGGGACGATTCGAACAAACCAGCAACATTTGGTAATGGAATACTACTAAGTGACATTTATTTTATTTTCCTGTATAAATATTGTTATGCCATACAAGACTAGATATTTTCCAAACAATCCTACAAAATATATAGGTGATTATTCTAAAATAGTCTGTAGATCGCTTTGGGAAAGAAAATTTTGCAAATTTTTGGATAATAATCCAAATATATTAAGATGGTCATTTGAAACTTTAAAAATACCTTATGTATCACCAAAGGATAACGATTTACACATATATTACCCAGACTTCATAGTTGAAAAAAAGACAAAAGATGGATCCATAAAAACATCAGTAATTGAGATTAAACCATATAAGCAAACACAAGAACCAAAACAGAAAAAATCTAAAAAATCAATGCTAACCGAAGGAATGACATACTCAGTAAATATCGCAAAATGGAAAGCAGCAAAAGAATTTTGTTCTAAGCACGAATGGGAATTTATAATTCTAACAGAAAAAGAGTTATTCAATGTTTGAATCAAGAACTATGACAGAAGCAAGGACTAATTTTCTTGCAGCAGGAATACAACAAACCAATAGGTACATATTTAAATACAGTAAAATGGATATTTTTCTCTATCCATATGAAATAATACTTCCTGGTCTTGGTTATGAATCTATAGATCATTCTATATGGTCTATAGTCAGAAAAATACCATTTAGAAGAGCATTTACAGATTTACAAGTAAAATTTATAATGGGAAAAACAAATTATAAGCATTTTATAGAACTATGGAATACAACTGTATCAAAACTTTCAACTATTGACATATCACAGCAATCACAACAGGTATTGCTTCAAAATGGAGTGTCGCCAAGTTCGGCAGGCATTGAAAGTACAAATCAAGCAGGAGTTAATGCAGCAGAGCGAACACTTGGTAATTCTTTTTTATCGTCCAGAATTTATCAATCTGTTGGAAATGCCATCGGAGGAGCACCGCAATATACCGATTATATTGGTGGATCATTTGCAACAGTTGGATTGATTAATGAAAAATCAAAAGATATTCAAACGACTTTAAAATTTAACGAAGCGTACATTACACAGATACAACCAACACAAATGACATCAGTGGAGACTGGATACTCTACATTTACTGTAAATTTTAAATTCTCAAGCGTGGATGTTTTATGACATAAAGGGATTTTTATATGAAAAATATTATAGATGTATTGAAAAGTTCTTTACCAAAGTACATGGTAAGGCAACCTTCGACAAATAACTTATTGTACTACCGACCGTTTACCGTGAAGGAAGAAAAATCATTATTGGTAGCAAAGGATACTGGATCGTATACTGATTTTTTAATAACAATATCAGACATAATCGATGCGTGCTATGACAACATAAATTCAAAAAAATTACCAATTTTTGATGTTGAATATTTATTTTTAAAATTAAGAGAAAAATCAGTATCGGAAAGTGTAATTATATCGTTTGACTGTCCTGTAACTGGTGAAAAAATCAAAGACATTGAAATACGACTAGACCAGATACAGATTAAAAAACAAGAAAACTTAAAAAATATAAAAATATCAAATGAGTTGATAATAAATCTACGATACCCAACATATGAATTTTTAATTGAAAATACAGCAAAGAATGAAAATGGAAATGTGGATTTATACGATATGGTTTTGTATTCAATTGAATCGATTCAAACGCCAGAAGAAATAATAACAAATGAATCATTGTCCACAGAAACATTAAATGAATTTATAGACAATTTGACTAGAAATCAGTATGAGCAGATACTAAATTTTTTCATAAAAGCACCAAAAATAGAGCACGAAGTTCCATATACAACAAATGATGGAATAGAAAGAACAATAGTATTGAAAGGAATCAGAGATTTTTTTCACTAAGCCTTAGCTATATGAACCTCTTTTCTCTTTATGAACTTAATTTTATTTTAATGTATGTACATAAATTATCATTAAGTGAAATACAAGAAATGATTCCATGGGAAAGAGATCTTTATGTAGAACGACTAGGGCAATACCTGGAAAAGATGGAATTGGAAGCAAGACAAAATGAACTCAATAGGGGAAGAAGATTCTAATGGAAAATAAAAGAGAACTAACAAATGAAATTCTAGGAGATTTATTTTCTGGTTCTATTGGTTTTGATGCAGGAAAACAAGATCTAGTTGCTGGTATTGAAAAAGCAGCACCAACTGATTCTTCTTCATCTGCAAGCACTGGCATAGATGCACCCCCAAATTTAAATATAAATGTAAATGTTGACCAAACTGTAATACAAAAAGGAATAGAAAAAACAGTAAAAAGTGTTTTGCGAACAACTACTGATCCGGAAGAAATAAAAAAAAATTATCAAGATCGATCAACAGTAAAAAATATTAATAGCAATATAGTGGGTGATGTTATAAGTAATTCTCCCAGTATTAGTGTATCTAATAGGCAAACTACACAAGAATTGATAAATGCCAGTGGTTCTGGTATCATTGGTATTGGAAATAATATAGTTTCCACAAATTCTGATACTACATTTCAAAATAAAGATAATAGAGTATTTTCAACTCCAATAACAGCAAATTTAAATAAAACCAAATCAGTTTTTACTTCAGATCCAACAAAAATTTCTTTTAATACAAATAATAATGAATCTGGAGTTTATACTTATTTTGATGATACTGCAAATATTTCAAATTCACAAAAAGATGAATCAGAATTAAATGGTGATATTAGCAGCAAAAACACAAATTCCAAATATGTTCTTGCAGACAGAACTAGTTTTGCTAGAACGCTTGGGATTAATGCATTAAATTCAACAAGAGAAAATTATGATTCTCGTATTAGAACAATAAGTCAAAATATAATATTAAACACTGTTCCTGGAGCAAGTGTAAATAGTCAAGGTATATTGGATAATCCAATAGTAGAAGATTTTAATCGTGATCAAAAATTAGCAATAGAATCTCAACAACTTGATATAATTGAATCGATGTATACACCAAACA